CCAACACCTCGACCGTCAAATCGCCGCACGTCACCCGGTCCCCACGCGCGACGTCCTCGCCGGCGAGGACGTACAGCACGTGCGTGATCTGCTCCTGCTCCGCATCCGCCACCACCCGCTCGTTCGCCGTCGCCGGCCGGATGCGCCCGTACATCGTGCCGGAGGCGATATAGGTGATCGTCCATCCGCCCTGGCCGTCGCCTACCCTGGCCCGCCTCTCGACGGTGAACGTGTTGTTCAATAACGACTCGAACACGCTCATCGGCTCGCACCGCACTTTCTGCAGCAGAAGGCGTCGTCGCTGTTGAACTCGCCGCACCGCCCGCAGCGCCAGCCGCCCACAAGTTCCTCGAAGGATAAAAACAGCTTTCGGATCATTGCGCGATGTACCTGTATCGGTCCAGGATGTCCTTCTCACTGAGAAGGAGCATTCTGGCTCCGGATACGCCCATCAAGCCCTCGCCCACCCCGCCCCCGACCTCGCTCGCGTACGACACCGAATAGTCTCCCAAGCTCTTGGCCGAGATCCCCGGCACGCCGTCCGTGTCGGCGGCCCGCAGGCCGACCTGGAACACCCTGGCCGCCGCCCGCGTGGCCACCGCCACGATGTCGTCCGGCAGCGAATCGTAAGCGTCATACCCGTGCGTGTAGGTGATCGTGATGATCTGTATCCCCGCCGTCCAGTCGGAGTCCACGCGGTGGAGGATGCCCCACTGGCCGAGTTTGTAATCGTCATCTACGTCGAGGACCTCGTCATCTTCGACGACCTCGGCGACGCTGACCACCGGCAGCTCCGGCAGAAACAGCTTCGTCCCGCCCGCACAGTCCAGCGTGATCTCGTCGTCGGTCACCAGCTCGATGTGCTGGTGGCAATAATTGCGGATCGCCTCCGTCGCCTCGCCGATCGCCCGCGCGCACGACGCGATCTTGTCATCGCCCGAAATCTCGATCTGCAGCAGATTCTCCACATCCTGCTTCGTGCAAAAATCAGCCACCCGCTTTCTCCTTCTCTTTCTCCTTCGCCTTGTCCTTCGCTGGTTGCCTCATCTTGTCCTTGGCCGGCTTGCGCCGCTTGCTCTTCGCTGGCTCTTGCTGGTTTCTGCCCCGCTGCAGGCTGGCGAAATGCGCCTTCACTTTCTCCTCGTCCCCCGCGTGGCATTTGACGAAGCGGCCCGGCGCGATCTCCACGCGCACCAGTGGCTTGAGCACCTTGCGTACGTTCCGTTCGGTCGCCACGTCCCGCTTCGCGCGCTGCTCCTCCTCCGCCAGCCAGGAGCGTGGCAACGCGCAGAAGCGCGGCTTCACGATGTGCAACGCGCGTAGGAATGCCAGCCGCTCGTCCTCCCCCGGCCTGCACTCCGCCCGCCACGCTTTCATCAGCGCCCGGCCCACGTCGTTTGCCTGCACGAAGAGCAGCGCCGGCTCATACAGTGGGACACGCAGATCCAGCGCCAGTTTGGCCGTTCGTTTCTGCTCGGCGGGCGTACCGACGTCCGCCGCCAATACACCGTAGCGCCACAGGGGAGCCGCTACATCCCACCGCTGGAGGAAGTGGAACCCGCTCGGCAACAAATCCCAGGGGACCGTGTAGTTGCCGCTCAGGAACAGCGTACGCCCGAAAGGCGGCGACCAACTGCCACCTTTGCGCACCTCCAACTGCAACCTGCGGGCGTTGCTCATCGAGATTCTCGCCGCTTTCCTCAGCACCACGATCCCGCAACTATTCATCATGCCCCCTTAATCGGCTCTAACGTGGCATAGAAAGACGTTTTCCCCTTATTGACTATTGGGCTTTTCACGTACCGCCATTTGTGCGGCGTATAAAAACCGTACTGTTTGCCGCGTTTCGTCTCCGGGCAGAACTGGTCCAGCGACCGTACCGTGAAATACCATCGGTGCGTGGGATCGTCGTGTGCCAGGTCTGAATTCCACAGCGGCAGTTTCAGCCCCAATGTTCCACCCGGCCTCAGAATCCTGTAGCACTCATTCAACGCCGCCACCAGGTTCATGTCCAGGTGCTCGAACACCGACAACGCTGCGATCTTATCGAAAGACGCGTCTGTCCATGGCCAGGGCAATAAATTGAGATCGTGTGCCACGTCGATCTCTTTCCGGTATTTGTGCAGGTCGTGGTTAGTCGCCCCTGCGATGATCTTGTTCCCCGCGCCCAGATTAAGAATGTCCATTGAAAAAATCCTTGATCATATTGATGATATATGCTTGATCGCTCTCGCCCAGGTTTTGGTGAAGCGGCAGGCATAACGTGATCTGCGCGGCTTGCTCCGCATTCGGCAAGTGTGCATCAGAATTGTAAAACTTTACCATGTGTAGCGGATAATACCGGAACGTCGTGTAGATCCCACAGTTCCGCAAATGCGCCGCCAGCTCATCACGCCGCGCCGTCTGTAGCCAATACAGATAATAACTCGATGTACATCCCGGCAACGGCTCCGGCGGCAGCACCAGATCCCCCACACCGGCCAGCTCGTGCTGATAGATCTCCCATATCCCGCGCCGTCTTCCGACGAATCCCGGTAGGCGCGCGAGTTGCACCCGCCCGATAGCCGCCTGTACGTCGTTGTTGATGAATCGCCCGGAGAGCACTCCCAGGTCGTATTCCCACCAGCGGTCCCTCCCCGCCATCTGCGCATCCAGGCCGCTGGTAGAACGCAGACCCAAATAACGCAGCATCCGCGCTCGCTCCGCGGTTTCAGCGTCAGCCAGCCACAGCGCGCCGCCGTCGCCCATCACCAGGATCTTCATCGCATCAAAGCTCCACATACCTACCACACCCAGCGTGCCGCACGCGCGATCGTGATATCTCGATGCTGGCGCGTTCGCCGCATCCTCGATCAGCAGCGCGTCGCCTGCCGTTTCTACGATCAGGTCAACATCTGCCGGGTGGCCCCCATAGTGCAACAGAAACACGGCCCGTGTGCACGGCGTCCGCAGCCGCGCCACTTCCTCCGGCAATAGATTGAGCGTGTGTGCATCCACGTCCGCAAAAATAGGTCGCGCCCCCAGCTCCAATATTGCGCTGGCCGCCGCCACGAAATGCACGGTCGGCATGATCACCTCGTCGCCTGGCCCGATGTCTAATACTCGCAGCGCCAGGTAGATCGCGCTCGTGCAACAGTTGGTCAGCAGCACGTGCCCCTTGCCGCCCAGGTGCGCTGCGAACTCAACCTCGAATGCATCGTTTTCGCGACCCTTGCCTAGCCAGTGCGAAGCAAACACCCGTTCCACCGCTGCCAGCTCTTCATCGCCCAATGTGTTGGAAAATACCGGTATCATTTGTGCCACCTCGATCGCCAGAGCGCCTTCTCCCGTTTCTTTAGCGCCTGGTCAACCTCACCACCCAAATGCCGCACATACACGTCGCGTACCCACACGCTTTTCCAACCCGCCGCCTGCGCCCGGCACGTCAAATCGCTATCTCCGCAGTAGTGCACGAAGGCGGGATCGAAAAAGCCCAGCTCGGCAATCAGTTCTCGCCGGATCACCGCGCAAAACCAGGCCAGCGGCGCTTCTACCACGAAAACTCCCGGCTCTGCTCCTGGTCCCGCCGTGCGCTGTGGTCCGCCTGGGCAATTGCCCGAGGGACATGCGATCCCATAAACGGGATTGCTCTCCAGCGCCTCGATCAACCGCGCCAGCCACCCCTGCTGCTCGATCTCGCAATCGTCATTTAGATAGACGATAAATGGTGCTTCTAATGCCAACGCTGCCTGGATCGCGGCATTTGCCGGGATGATGCCCCCTCGACGCTCGCAGTCGGCCACAATGACCACGCACGTCGCCACGCCCGCCAGAGCCTGCGCCCGCGCGCCCGTCTCCGCAGCTGACCTGATATTCAGTGTCGGTATGATGATCGCCGCCGTTGGGTTCATAGCCCCCTCGCACTCACCTCGTACTGCCGGCCGCCAAGCACCACCCGCAGGCCATCGTAATCTGGATGTGATAAACACCGCACCAGCCGCAGCAAGTCATCTGCGCTCATAGTCGCTATGCCCTCCGGATGTTTCAGCGCGAAGAACTCTCGCTTGTAATGAAACGACCCGCCTGGCGGCTGCGGGTTGGCCTCCGGCAGTGTGCCTGACACGATACGCGGCCAGAACTCTAGGAATAGCGCCTTTTCCATCGCACTGACTCGCGCGTGCAGCGTGCCCCCCGTATCCCAATTGTATTTCTGTACCTCTCTCTGGGTGATAATGGGTCCGCTGTCAATTCCCTCGTCGATCTCGTGCAGCGTGCAGCCCGCCGGTTCGCCCGCCCACAGCGCCCAGAAAACAGGATAGTAGCACTTGCCCCACGGCAGCAACGCGGGATGGATATTGTAGACGTACTCGTACCTATCCAGCACATCGGACTTTAAAATGCGCGGATAATGAAAAGATAATCCAACAGCCCTCATCCCCAGATCTGCAACGTCGAGATCCATATATACCGGGACATTCAGTGCTCTCGCCCGCTCGAAGGTCGCAAAATCACGCGTATAGACATTCCCAATCTCCCGCGCGTCCACCTGGTCCAGC